AGCTAAAGCAGGTGAGTATTATTACTTATATCCTTCATTAGCAACAGTGGGTAACGATGGTGATACTGGTGGACAATTAAATCAAACTTTAGATGGTATAAAATACGCTAAAGGAATTACTGAAAAAATTGTAGCAAATTTATTATTACAATCACCAACAACATCTGAATTAACTGGATTTAATTTATTACTTAATAATAAGAAGTTTATACAAAGTGAATCAATTGCTTATCTATCTTCTTCTTGGAGTGGTGGTGATGGATTCTATTATAACGAAACAACTTGTAAGAGAGATATTGGGCATATTATAGATGCGGTTAGAACTGACTTGGTATATGGAGGAAATGAAAGAAGTTCTAAAGCTGGGGAATACTATTATCTATATCCATCAGCAGCAATTCTAACAGGTTCTGTTTCACCAACTGCAGCAACACAAAAAGGACCTACACTTGATGGAATTAAATATGTAGCTGGTACTGCGGAAAATATAATAGCAAATAAAGTATTAATATCACCAACTGGATTTACAACAGCATCAGTTAATTTATTAAGACAGAATAAAACATTTATACAAAACGAAACTGTACAATACATAGATGCTTTCTTCCCTAATTTAGTTTATTTAAGAGAAACGTGTAGACGTGATGTTGGATATATTTTAGATGCAGTTATAACCGATACTTTCTATGGTGGAAATCAAAGAAGTGTTATAGCTGGACAATATTATTATTTATATCCATCATTAGCAACAAAGAGTACGCAAGTTAGAGAAACTGTTGCCGGTGTTGATTATGCAAAAGCATTATCTAAGGCAATCGTTCAAAATATAAAATTAAATTCTCCAATATTAACTACAAATACTGATGGAAATATTAAAGTAACAAATACTACACAATATACATCATCTTTAGGTGCAACTACAATTGAAGTAAATCAAATTAGTTCATCATTTGGTTTAGTAACTGGAATTATAACTGATGGAGTAAAATCATTTACACCAACTACGGCAACATACAATCCGGCAAATGGAGATTTTGTAATTACTATTCCAAGTCATACATTGACAAAGTATAATAGTATTTACATTAAACCTGAATCATTTGTATTCACTTGTGATATGGATGGTAATAGAACGGAACATAAGTTACCTTCAATTGGACAATACGCATATTCTAACAAATTACAAATACAATCAGTAACAACTAATACGATAACTGTAAATGTTGGAGCATCAGGACCTAATGTAGAGTTCACACCTACTAACGCAACTTATGACCCAGCTACTGGAGATTTTGTAATGACAGTAGGAACACATAGTTTAAGTATTGGTGAAGGAATTCTAATAACAACGGGTTCAATCGCATTTACTTGTGATATGGACAACAATCAATCGGTTAAATCATATCCTAGATTTGGAATAGACCCATACGCTGGCCGTTCTATGATGATAACTAATACTACACCAACTACATTGACGGTTAGTGTTGGAGCATCTGCGGCTAACAAATATTTTACACCATCTGCAGCTAATTACAATGCACTTACGGGCGATATGTCTGTAACTGTTGGACAGCATGGCTTAGGTGTTGGTAGAAGTGTTATTTTAGCAACTGGTTCAATGGCATTTACTTGTGACCAAGACGGAAATGCAACAACACATAGTTATCCTAGAAGTGGAAGTGGTGACCCGTATCTTGGAAAATCAATTGAGATAAAATCAGTTGGATTTACTCAACACACAGTAACTAATGCACCATATAACGCTGAAACTGGAGATGTTACTTTAACAATAGCATCTCATGGATTTAGTAATGGAGATTATATTAAACTTTCTGATAATTCATTAACTTACAATTGTGTATTAGATGATAATGTGGTTTCAAAATCTTACCCTAGGGCTGGATACGATTATCCAAGCGGAAGATGGTTAAGTATATCTGGTGTAACTACAAATACGTTTAACATCAATATAGGTGCATCATCATATACAAACTCACATACATTTGTGACAGCAAGTATTAATGGATTACAAAGACAGAATGGTATCTTTACAATCAATGTAGGCGATGCTGGAAGTGCTTCTGGTTCAATACATACATTTGTATCAGCATCAGCAAACGCTATAAAACATCTACCTCAATCAATTCACACATTTGTATCAGCATCAGCTGGGGCAATTAAACATTTACCACAAGCAGCTCATACATTTGTTAGAACTACTAAAAATTCAATAAGTACTATACCTGTATTGGTTCAAAATGGTGATAGTTTAATTAAAGTAACAAACACAACTCAATACTCATCATCAATATCGGCAAGTGGAGCTGAATTAGATATTATTACATCATCATTTAAGCATGTGGCTGATATTATTGAAAATGGTGTTGCGTTTGTACCGGATTCATTGGCAAGAAACTATGATTATGGATTTGAATTATCTACACCAACTTTATTACATATAAGTTCTAAAGAGCAAACAATTGGTACGGGTTCATATAACTTATCAACTCAAATTACAAATGTAAGTTCTTCTTATGGTACTGTTGTAAACATTGTTAAAAACGGATTAAGTGTATTACCTACATTGGTAGCAAGTACATCATCATCTTTAAAAGTAACAAACGCAAATCCTATAAAACAATCAATATCCGCATCATCTTTTGATACTAATAAGATTGCAAGTGGATTTGATTTGATATTAAATGTAATTGAAAATGGAACATCGGTTCTACCAACAATTATATCAAATACATCGGCAAGTATTAAAGTAACCGATACGCCACAATTGATAAGTGGAAGTGCAGCCGGAAGATTGCAGGGTAAATTAATATCATCATCTTTATCTTTGGTAATTGATGTGTTATTAAGTAATGGTACAAGCTCAATTACATATAGACCATCAACATATCCGATAGCAAATTCAAATGCAAAGATAAATTCAGCATATAATCTATTGGTAAGTAACTCTAAATTTATAGTTGATGAAACTATTGCTTATATGAGTTCATCTTGGAGTGGATTTGAATATACACAAAGTAAATGTGAAAGAGATTTGACAGGAATCCTTAGTGGTTCAGCATTTGACCTTTTATATGGTGGTAACTCAGCATCTTTGTTTAATGGTAAGTTCTATTTTGATTTCCCATCTCAAGCTACTGGTTCACAATTAGACCAAACAATTACGGCAATCAAATACGCAAGTGGATTGGCTGAAAAGGTTGTATTGAATACTCCGTTTACACATATATCGGCATCAATTAACCAACCAACATCAGCATCTTGGAATTCATTAAGAAATAACAAAGCATTTATACAAAGTGAATCAATTGCATATCTATCTTCTTCTTGGGATGAATTTGAATATACCGAAAGTACTTGTAGGAGAGATATTGGATACATTATAGATGCAGTGGCAACCGATTTGCTATATGGTGGTAACGAAAGAAGTGTTGTAGCTGGAAGATACTATTATGATTTCCCATCTCAAGCTACAAACGCACAATTAGAACCAACATTGACTGGTGTAAGATACGCAAAAGGAACGGCTATGAACGTAGTTGTTAATAAGCAGATATTTACAGCATCTTTGGAAGTTCAATACGCATACGATTTAATAAAAGCTAACAAATTATTCATACAAAGTGAAAGTATTGCATTTGTAAATGTTAAATACCCTAACTTAGATTATAGTGAAAGTAAATGTTATAGAGATTTAGGATATATCATTGATGGAGTAGCAACTGATTTATTATATGGTGGAAACGAAAGAAGTAGAAAGAATGGGGATTACTATTATGAGTTCCCATCTCAAGCTAATGGTTCTGGTTCGCAAGTTGTAGAAACGGTAGAGGCAATTAAGTACGCAGCTAGAATAACAACGGCATCTATTAGTAGTACATTAATATCAATACCACAAATTATACCTAATACGTTAGCAAATATTAAAGTAACAAACGCTAACCAATATATTTCAGCATCATCGGCAACTTCTACTGAAGCAACAATACTATCCGCATCAATTGCTATCGTAACAAACATAGTTGCTAACGGAACTGGTTCGGTAATAGTATCGGCATCATTAAGTTTACCAACATCATCTTATACAATTGCGGTAAGTGATGATAATAGATGGATTGCATACGGAATATTAAAAAATAACATTTCATTCATACAGGATGAGACTATTGCATATCTATCATCATCTTGGTCAACGGCATCTTATGATGAAAGTAAGTGTAGACGTGATGTGGGCTTGATTATAAGTGGGGCAGCTGAAGATTTGATATTTAACTCAAATTCAGCATCATTATTTAATGGTATATTCTATTATGAATATCCATCACAAGCGCAAGGAGCACAATTGAATCAAACGCTTGATGGAATAAACTACGCAAGTAAGTTAGCACAAAAAGTAATTCAAAATGTAACTTATGTAACTGCATCAGCAGTTGTATCTGCATCATACGCATTAATAAGAAAAAATAGAGAGTTTATACAAAATGAAACTATCGCTTACCTATCTTCTTCTTGGAGTACAGCATCTTATATTGAATCAACTTGTAAAAGAGATGTTGGTCATATTATAGATGCGGTTTCTACGGATTTATTATATGGTGGAAATGAAAGAAGTACAAACGCTGGGGTATTCTATTATTTATATCCATCACAAGCTCAAGGTTCACAATTACAACCAACATTGACAGGTGTTAATTACGCAGGACAACTTTCTAAGAATGTTGCGGCATCATTAACATTTGTGACAGCATCACAATTGGTATCAGCATCGGTTAATTTGTTGAGAAAGAATAGAGAGTTTATACAAACGGAAACACTAGCTTACTTAACTGCTAGTTGGAGTACATTTGAGTATGATAAAGATAAGTGTAAGAGAGATGTTGGTTATATATTAGATGGTGTTACTACCGATTTATTATATGGTGGTAATGAAAGAACTGTATTGAATGGTAAATTCTATTACGAATATCCATCTTTAGCAATCGTTGAAGGTGATGGTGATGGTGTTGGTCAATTAGGACAAACAATTGATGGTATAAACTACGCAGGTAGAATAGCACAAAAGATTGCACAAAATATACAATTTGTAACGGCATCAGTAGAGGCATCCGCATCATTTGATTTATTAAGAAAGAATAAAGCATTTATTGCAGATGAAACTATCGCTTATGTTAGTTCTTCTTGGAGTGGTGTGTATTATAACGAAACAACTTGTAAGAGAGATGTTGGATATCTAATAGATGCGGCAGCAACGGATGTATTATATGGTGGACAAGAAAGAAGTGTAATAGCAGGACAGTATTATTACTTATATCCTTCTAACGCAATCAATAAAGGTGTACCATCAACTCTAAACCAATTAGACCCAACTCTTACTGGTATCAGATATGCTGGAAAGGTAGCTAAAAAAGTGATAATTAATCCAACATATTTAGTACCATCTGCATCTTTATTAACAACAGCAAAATTGTTGACAGATAATAAACAATTGATACAAAAAGAAACTATAACATTCTTAAGTTCTTCTTGGAGCAATTTGAAATACAATGAAGTAAGTTGTTCTAGAGATTTAGGATTTATCATAGATGCAATCAGAACTGACTTAGTTTATGGTGGTAATGAAAGAAGTATTGAGGCAGGTTCTTACTACTATAAATTCCCATCAGTAGCAATATTAGATAGTTATGGTGATAATAATGGACAAAAGAAGCAAACAATAGACGGTATTAACTTCGCAAGAGGAATATCTGAAAAAATTGTAGCAAACACTTTATTAACTTATTTAGCACCATCAACTAAGAGAAGACAAGCAGCTGAAAGATTGAAAGCTGGTAAGGATGAATTAAAACAAAGAGCAATTGGATATACAAATGGAGCATTTCCATATTTAACATATAATGAGGCAAGTTGTTCACGTGATACTGGATTTATTGTAGATGCAGCTGTAACTGATTTATTATATGGTGGAAATGAGAGAGGAATCAGAGCAGCATCTTCATACTATGATGGTCAATACGGAAGTGCAATAGCTGTAACTAGAGACCAGTTATTAGAAACATTGGAAACAAATCGTTATCTAAGAACTAGAGCAGAGTTTATAGCAGCAGGAGCGCCATTGGAATCATTTGGTTCTCTAATTGTGGCAACTGGTATTGACTACTCTTATAATGGTAGTGGTGTGACATTTAAAGCACTTCCTCCAAATCAGGGTGGTAGTGGTGTTGCAAATCCGGCATTTGAAATTACGGAATTGGGTGGTGGTAGAATCTACTTCACATCCGGTAATGAAACTGGTGACTTTAGAATTGGTACGGGTTTAAGTATTAATCAGGCAACTGGTACTCTTGTGGGTAGAACATTTAGTAAATCTCTATTCTCATTAGTAACTCCGTTCTCATTGGCACTACAAATATAAAAAAGAAAAATAAAAAAATAAAAAAATGGCAGAAGTTTTTGTACCCTTAAATCGGTTTCAGTCAGTAGTAACAGGATTGACTGGAGAGCCGGATGAAATATATACAACACCCGCGGGTGTATCATCAATTGTGTTATCTTGTCAAATTACAAATAATAGTTTGGTAACACAACCTGTAACTATTTTTGTAACATCAAACAAAGAAATACCTGTACCTCAATTTACGGATATATATAGTGGTAGTGCTTTTGTTAGTTCTTCTGTATCTTTATTGAATTTTAGTGGAAGTTTTTCTAGCGCATCTTTATTATTAAATGCAAATAGACAATTTTTAAGAAAAGAGATAGCAGCATATACATCTAATCAAAATAATTTATCGGAAACTCCATTTACTTTTATATCATCATACTTTGAGCAAAATACATTAGATGATGTTGATGCAATAAAATATGATATTGTAAATAATACGACAATTAGAACAAGTAAAGCAGCAAAAGCTTATTTTGACAAAAATGGAGTATCATTAATTGATGAAACAGAATATTCAGCATCTATATTTGCTTTAGATTATTTAAAAGTATTATCAAACCAAATTATAAAAAATCAATCAACAACTGGTTCTGATGCATCTCCATTATTATTTCAAGCTGGAGTTACTCAATCTGTGTTAGATGGATTTGTGAATGGAACGCAATCTGGTATATCAGCATCTATATATGTGGTAAATTCTTTAGTTGATGTTATTAAAGCTACAATTGAATCTCCTGTGGTTGTTGAACAAGAAGCTGTGAGGTTGGTAACAAACGTAACAATACCACCAGCAGATTCTTTATCTCCTGTTGTTTCTGGTAAATTAGTATTAGAAGAAACATACGGATTTATTGTTTCTGGTTCAACTGAATTAACTGTGGTTCTTTCTTTGTTAGAAAGTGCGAATGAATAACAATAATATCATTGATTGATATTTATAAGGGATTCTCTATATTTATAACAAAGCTGGAAAGTAACGCATGGCAATTAGTAATCTATTAACGGGTAGGGTAAGGGTAGTAAGCCCGAAAAATGTAACGGCAGACAGATATCAATTTATTGATTTATCTCAAGTTGAACCAAATTTAGGGGTTCCTGATTTTTCTGCGTCATTATTAACAAATCCTGCGTTAGTAGTTTCTGATAGTGATGGTAATAGAGGATTTGCAAGAACAATTAGTTTAGACCAAATTTCAGGTTCTTTTTCTGGTTCATTTCAAGGAGATGGTTCTAATTTAACAGGTGTAAAAGCTGATGTATCTCCACAAATATCAAGTGGTTCGGCAACAGCATCGATTTCTCCTGATAGAGGATTGCAAATAAATGTAGATACTACCATTTTAGGTAATTTATATGTATCTCAGTCAATTATAGCTGACCAACTAATTGTAAATATAATTTCATCTTCTGTAATTTATTCATCTGGTTCAAATATTTTTGGTGATGCAGAAAATGATAAGCAAGAGTTTACTGGTTCTGTACAAATACAATCGGAATTAATAGTTAATACTGTTACTGGTTCATCATTTAGTGGTTCTTTTACTGGTTCGTTTTTTGGAGACGGTAGAAATTTATTTAATTTACCAGAAGCAACAAAATTAGCTAGTGGTAGTGTAACCGCATCGGTATCACCAAATACGGGATTTGTTGTAACATCAATAGCTAGTGGTTCTACTTTCACTGGTTCTCTTTTTGTAAGTGGAAACGTTGTAATACCATCTGGTAGTGGATTCTTTAGTGGTAGTGGTGCTGGGTTGTTTAACATCCCGTTATCGGCGCTTAATATTGAATCATTAGTATCAAATAGAATAGCTAGTGGTTCAGCAACAGCATCAATTTCTCCAAATAGAGGATTGGTGGTAAATACAACCATTACCGCCTCAATGTATTCTGGTTCTGGTAAAGGATTATTTGATATTCCTATTTCTGCATTATCACAAGAAGTATTTAGAATTGCAAGTGGTAGTGTTACAGCATCAGCATCTCCTAACTTTGGTTTTAGAGTACAATCATCTACAGTCGGTTCTCAAATAACTGGTAGCTTGTTTGTTACTGGAAATATAGAATTAGGTGTGGGTGCGTATTATAGTGGTAGTGGTGAGAAATTATTTAACATACCTCGTTCAGCTTTAACTCCTGATGCGTTAGTAGCAACATTAATAGGAAGTGGTAGTGTAACAGCTTCAACTTCTCCTGATTTTGGATTTAGAGTAGAATCATTTCAAAGTGGTTCGCAATTTACTGGTTCTCTTTTTGTAAGTGGAGCTAGAGGTATTGAAATAGTATCCGGTTCATCTTTCTCTGGAAGTGGAGCTAGATTATTTGATATACCCGTTTCCGCTCTTAGAGATTTAGACCTTACAAGAATTAGAAGTGGTTCGGCAACAGCATCAATTTCTCCAAATAACGGATTGGAGGTAAATATATTTTCTTCATTTACTGGAAGTATGATAGTATCCGCATCTGTAAAATACTTACCTTCCCAATCAATTCAAACTGTATTTAATGTAACTAATACTGGAGTTAATTTTTATACTTTTAGTGGAGCAGCTGAAGGTAACAATCCTACTTTAACTTTAGTAAGAGGTATAACATATACATTTAATTTAAACGCATCGGGTCATCCATTTTATATAAAAACAGCACCTGGTACTGGTACTGGAAATCAATATACAACAGGCGTAACTAATAATGGAGATGATGTAGGAGTTATAACATTCGCAGTTCCTGCAAACGCACCATCGATGTTATATTATCAGTGCCAATTGCATTCAGCTATGGTTGGTACTATTAATATAGTTGATGCAATAGTTCAGAGAGATAGTGGTGTTCTTATATATGGTGATGAAGTTATTAGTGGAAGTTTAAATGTAAAAGATGTTGTAAGAGCAAGAGAGTTTACAGGTTCAATAAGTTCATCGTTTATTCAAGGTGATGGTAGTGGTTTATACAATATTCCTCGTTCAGCTTTCACCGGCGATTCGTTTAGAATAGCAAGTGGTAGTGTAACAGCTTCTGTATCTCCAATTGTTGGATTTAAAGTAGAAACATCAGTAACTGGTTCTGAAATAGGTTCTCAGTTTACTGGTTCAGTTGCAGTAAGTGGTAGTGTAACCGCATCATTCTTTATTGGAGATGGTAGTAGATTAATTAATATAACTGTTCCACCGCAAGTAGCAACTAGAATAACAACTGGGTCTATAACAGCATCTGTGGATATAAACAGAGGTTTTAGAGTTGAAGCTACTACTATTGGTTCTGAATTTACTGGAAGTATTAGAGTTTCTGGAAGCGTTGAAATTAGTTCTGGTTCATCTTTCTCTGGTAGTGGTGCTAGGTTATTTGATATTCCTAGAACTGCATTAACTCCGGATGCACTATTAACAACATTTATAGCATCTGGTTCTGTAACAGCATCGGTATCACCTAATGTTGGATTTGATGTAAAATCATCTTTATTAGGTTCTAGATTTAGTGGAAGTATATTTGCTAATAACGGAATCCGTTTAATGTCTGGCTCGTTTAGTGGTAGTGGTAGAGAATTATTTGATATACCTGTAGCAGCTCTTTCGGATTTAGATACATCAAAAATATTTAGTGGTTCGGCAACAGCATCAGTTTCTCCAAATAGGGGATTTGAAGTATTTACAGCAACATCTAGATTCTATGGTTCAGTATCAGCTTCTGTATTTAGTGGTAGTGGTGCTGGATTAACAAATATACCATTCTCAGCACTTTCGCAAGAATTATTTAGAATTGTAAGTGGTAGTGTAACGGCATCGGTATCACCTGAAGATGGATTTAAAGTAGTATCTACACTAAGTGGTTCTCAGTTTACTGGTTCGTTATTTGTAACTGGTGGATTTATTAGAGTTGCAACTGGTTCATTCTTTAGTGGTAGTGGTGCTGGATTATTAAACATCCCTCGTTCTGCCTTAAATGATGATGCACTTACAGCAACAGAAATCAAATCAGGTTCAGTAACCGCATCGGTATCTCCAAATTTTGGATTTAGAGTACAATCACAAATAAGTGGTTCTGAATTTACTGGTAGTGTTTCAATTAGTGGTAGTTTAGAAATAATAGCAACATCTGGCTCTTTAATATTAGCATCATCATCCGCATACTATGGAGAAGGTACTTATTTAAGAAACATACCTCGTTCAGCTTTAACACCGGATGCATTACTTTCTACGCTTATAGCTAGTGGTAGTGTAACCGCATCGGTAGCACCTAATACTGGATTTGTAGTAAATTCATATTCTACAATTAGTGGTAGCCTTATTGTATCATCATCAGCAAGAGCAATGCCTAATTCTGATATAGATACTGTATTTATTGTAACAAATGAGGGTAGTGGTCTTTATAATATAAGTAATAAATTAGTAAGTGGTTCGAATCCAACATTAACTTTAGTTAGAAATGTAGAATATACTTTTAATGTTAATGCTAGTGGACATCCGTTTTGGATTAAAGAAACACCTGGTACTGGTACTGGAAACTCATATGATTATTGGGTAACTAATAATGGTGAAGACACTGGTGTAATAACATTTTTAGTTTCAGGAAGTGCACCTGATACATTATATTACAACTGTCAATTACATTTATCAATGGCAGGTACAATCGATGTAGTAGATGCATTGTATGTACCAGCTGAAATAACATTAATTGGTGATACAAAAGTAGTTGGAGTAGTAACAGCATCTGTATTTAGCGGTAGTGGTAAAGGTTTATTTGATATACCTCGTTCAGCATTATCGGAAGAAGTATTCCGTATTGCAAGTGGTAGTGTAAGTGCATCTGTATCTCCTGATTTTGGATTTAGAGTAGAATCATTTGAGAGTGGTTCTGATTTTAGTGGAAGTATTAGAATTGATTCATCTTCATTCTTATATGCCGTAGGTACTTACTTAAGACAAATTCCTAGAGCAGCATTAACCGAAGATGCATTAATATCAGCTGAAATTAAATCTGGTTCAGTAACAGCATCAGTTTCTCCTGATTATGGATTTAGAGTTATTACTCCATTTACATCTTCAATTGATGAGAACGGATATTTTACTACACAAATTGGTTCTCAATTTACTGGTTCTATTGATGTTAGTGGAAGTTTATTTATAAATGACGTAAGTGGGGGTGTGTATATTGCATCATCTTCATTCTTATATTCAGATGGTACTTATTTAAGAAATATACCTCGTTCAGCATTAACCGAAGATGCATTAGTTTCAACCGAAATTAAATCTGGTTCAGTAACAGCATCTGTTTCTCCTGATTATGGATTTAGAGTAATAACTGATAAAACAGGTTCACAAGTAGCAGCTCAAATTACTGGCTCGGTTGATATTAGTGGTTCATTAACTGTTAAAGATTTTATATTTGGTGATGGTAGATTTATTACAAATGTACAAGCCGCAGCGGCTCCATTTATTGGTAGTGGTTCTGCAACGGCATCGGTAGCAGATGGTGAACGATTTGTAGTAACAACTGCAAAGACTGGTTCTGAAATAGGTTCTGAATTTACTGGTTCTGTTGAAATTAGTGGTTCATTAATTGTATCTAACTTTTTAATTGGTGACGGTACTTTTATTACAAATGTAGTAGCTGCAGCATCTCCTAAAATTGCTAGTGGAAGTGTAACCGCATCCGTATCTCCTAATTTTGGATTTAAAGTAGAAACACAAGCAACTGGTTCTGGGATTGGTTCTCAATTTACTGGTTCTATTTCAGTTAGTGGAAGTATTCAAGCATTTACATATTTTGGAGATGGTTCTAATTTAACAAATGTAGCTGCAGCAGCTGCACCAAGAATAGCATCTGGTTCTGTAACTGCATCGGTAGCACCTAACACTGGATTATTAGTAAACTCATATGTAAACATAAGTCAAACTGTTCCATCATCATCTGCTGGTTTAATTGTAAGTGGAGCAGTTTACATAAGTGGTTCAATAACAGCTTCTCGTTATGATGGAGATGGTGGGGGATTATTTAATATCCCAGCATCAGCACTTAAAGATTTACAATTAGATAAAATACAATCTGGTTCTGCTAGAGCAATAATAGACCCAACAAAATTAGATGTAAACGTACCAATTACGGCAGCACTTTATATAGGTGATGGTGGTGGTTTGTTTAACATTCCTGCAAATGCATTGGAAGATTTGCAATTAGATAGAATTAAATCTGGTTCTGTTGAAGCTGTGATTTCTCCTAATTTGGGTTTAGTAGTAAATACAAAAGCAAGTATATCACAATCATTAGCGGTTAGTGGCGGATTATTTGTAACTGGTGGTAATATTATATTGAACGGAAGTGGTTCTACCTTCGTTGGTGATGGTAGTGGATTATATAATATTACAATTGCTAATTTAGCATTTGAAACATCTATAATGAAATCGGGCTCATTTACGGCATCAATTTCACCTGATAAAGGATTTGTTGTAAATACATCCGCATCTATTTGGGGAAATCTTTATGTTGGTGATAATTTAAGAGCAACAACTATAACTGGTAGTACTCAAATATATTCTCCAATAGTAAGTGGTGGTTTATTGGGTACATACACATATCAAGGAAATGGACCAACTGCATCTGCGGAATATGATATTTTGAGATTTGATGAAAATAGAGGACATTATATTCCTCAACCTGAAACTTCATTAACTGAAACTGTATCGTTTAATAATGTAAGTAGTTTAACTATTGTACATAATTTAGGGATTAGATATCCAATGGTACAGGTTTACGCCACTGGTTCGGAAGACCAAATTTTACCAGGTACAATAAAATCAATTGATGATGATACTATTCAAATTGTATTTAGTGGATTGACAAGTGGGCATGTGGTAATTGGTAGTGGTGGTTCTTTGATTAGTGGTACAATAGAAGGTGGTAGAGTTATTGGTACGGTATTATCAGCATCATTTGCACAGGTTGCTGGAACTGCTAATAGTCTTGTTGGATTTGATTCTGCATCATTATCCGCATTAGGTGATTTACAAAACTTTGTAAGAAATTCACAAACATCATCAATGGCGGTGTTTAGTGCAGTAAGTTCTTCTTACGCATTAACCGCATCATACGCATTAAACGCAGGTGTAGGTAGTGGTACTGAATTATTTATATATCAAACAAGTTCATTAGTAAAAGCACAAGTAGGAAAAATTCATTTTACTGGTTCTGGTGTTGATGTAATATCATCTGGTTCGGATGGTGTATTGGTAACGATATTAGGTGGTGGTGGTGGAGTAACATCATTAACCGCATCGTATGTTGCATCATCTGATGTTGATGGGCCTTTGGGAATGGATAGTATAACCTTTGCAAGAACTGCATCTTATGCATTATTTGCATTAAATACTCCATCATCTGATACATCATCATTCTTACAAATTAACACAGACCAAACAATAAACGCATCACTTACAATTAGTGGTAGCTTGGGTGTTACTGGTAGTAGTTTTTTAACTGGACCGGTTATAGCAAATAGTTCTATACAATTAAATAACTTACCAACAGGTTCATCGGAAGAAGTTGTAATTTGGAATAGTGTAACAAAACGATTAGAAAGAAGAAATATAGCAGCAGCAGTTGGTTCTTCTGGTACAGGTGGTAGTAGTGGTACTACTGGTTCATCTGGTTCATCTGGAAGTAGTGGAACTTCTGGAACATCTGGTTCATCTGGTTCATCTGGAAGTAGCGGAACATCTGGTACTTCTGGTTTAGATGGTACATCAGGAACTTCTGGTTCATCTGGTACATCTGGAAGTAGCGGAACATCTGGTACATCCGGTTCATCTGGAACTTCTGGCACATCTGGAAGTAGTGGTACATCGGGAACATCTGGTTCATCTGGTACGTCTGGAACATCTGGTTCTTCTGGTACATCTGGAAGTTCTGGTTCATCTGGAACGTCTGGTACAAGTGGTAGTAGTGGAACTTCGGGAACATCTGGAACATCTGGGTCAACTGGTTCATCTGGAACATCTGGGTCATCTGGTACATCGGGTTCTTCTGGAACATCTGGTACATCCGGTTCTTCTGGTACATCAGGTACATCAGGATCATCTGGTTCATCGGGAACATCTGGTACATCTGGAACTTCTGGTTCAGCTGGTTCGTCTGGTACATCTGGAACTTCTGGTTCTACGGGTTCATCTGGTAGTAGCGGTTCGTCTGGAACTTCTGGTACATCTGGAACGTCTGGTTCATCCGGCTCTGCTGGTAGTGGTGGTTCTGCTGGTTCTTCTGGTTCAAGTGGTTCTGGTGGTACTACTGGTACAGGTGGTAGTGGTGGTTCATCTGGTACATCGGGAACTTCTGGAACATCTGGAACTTCTGGTACTAGTGGTACAAGCGGTAGTAGTGGTACATCTGGTTCGGATGGACAATCTGGTACATCTGGTACATCTGGTACGTCTGGAGAAGATGGCACATCTGGTAGTAGTGGAACTTCAGGAACTTCTGGTTCAACTGGTTCAGCTGGTTCTTCTGGTACGTCTGGTATAGATGGAACTTCTGGTACATCGGGAACTTCTGGTTCAGCTGGTTCATCTGGAACTTCTGGTACATCTGGTTCTACTGGTTCATCTGGAACTTCTGGCACATCCGGAACTTCTGGTTCGGCTGGTTCATCTGGTTCATCTGGAACTTCAGGAACATCTGGTACTGATGGTTCTGCTGGTACAACGGGTTCATCTGGAACTTCGGGAACATCTGGCACAAGCGGAAGTGGTGGTACATCGGGAACTTCTGGAAGTAGTGGTACTTCGGGAACATCTGGTACTGATGGTTCTGCTGGTACAACGGGTTCTTCTGGAACATCTGGAACTTCTGGTACATCGGGAACTTCTGGAACTAATGGAACTTCTGGTTCAGCAGGTTCTTCTGGAACATCTGGTACTGATGGTTCTGCTGGTACAACGGGTTCATTTGGAACTTCTGGTTCTTCTGGAACTTCCGGAACTAATGGTTCATCGGGAACATCTGGTACGGACGGAACATCTGGAACGAGTGGAACATCTGGAACTGATGGCTCGGCAGGTACATCTGGTTCATCGGGAACTTCTGGAACATCTGGAACTAATGGTACATCTGGAACATCTGGCTCAGCAGGTTCTGCGGGTTCGTCTGGTTCAGCAGGTTCGTCTGGTTCTACTGGTTCATCTGGAACTTCTGGTACAAGCGGTACATCTGGTTTAGATGGTACATACTTCGGTTCATCCGGAACATCGGGAACATCTGGTACAAGCGGTACATCTGGAACAAGCGGTACATCTGGTACATCTGGTACATCTGGTGTTGATGGCACATTTAATGGTAGTAGTGGAACGTCTGGAACATCAGGAACATCGGGTACATCGGGAACTTCTGGTTCTAATGGTACGGCTGGTTCATCTGGAACATCTGGAACATCTGGACAAGATGGTACATTATTTGGTAGTAGTGGAACAAGTGGTATATCTGGTACGTCTGGAACTTCAGGTACTTCGGGAACTTCTGGAAGTAGTGGAACGTCTGGCACATCTGGTGTTGATGGTACATTTAATGGAAGTAGTGGAACGTCTGGAACATCAGGAACATCTGGCTCAGCTGGTTCGGCTGGAACTTCTGGCACATCGGGTTCATCTGGAACATCTGGAACATCTGGACAAGATGGAACTTTATTTGGTAGTAGTGGTACAAGCGGACAAAGTGGAACATCTGGTTCAGCTGGTTCATCGGGAACGTCTGGAGCGTCTGGTACTAACGGCTCTGCTGGAACGTCTGGAACATCTGGTTTAGACGGAACTTTATTTGGTAGTAGTGGTACATCTGGAACATCTGGGACATCGGGAACTTCTGGTTCAAGTGGTACATCAGGAACATCTGGTACATCTGGACAGGATGGTACATTATTTGGAAGTAGTGGTACAAGCGGAGAAAGTGGTTCATCTGGGTCATCTGGCTCAGCTGGTTCATCTGGAAGTGGAGGTTCGTCTGGAACATCTGGAACATCAGGTACTTCCGGATTAAATGGTACATTCTTTGGAAGTAGTGGAACTTCTGGTTCTTCTGGAACATCAGGTACATCTGGTTCGACGGGTTCATCTGGAACATCGGGTAGCGGTGGTTCTTCTGGTAGTGGTGGTTCATCTGGTACATCGGGAACTTCTGGTCTTAATGGAACTTTCTTTGGTAGTAGTGGTACATCTGGTACATCGGGAACTTCTGGAGTAAGTGGTAGTAGCGGTACATCAGGAACAACCGGTTCAGCAGGTACAACAGGTTCATCTGGTACAACGGGTTCATCTGGTGTTAATGGTACAATGTTTGGAAGTAGTGGTACAAGCGGAACGTCTGGTGTTTCTGGTTCAAGTGGTGTAAGTGGTTCATCTGGAGTAAGCGGTTCGTCTGGTACAACGGGTTCATCGGGAACATCTGGCGTAAATGGTACAATGTTTGGAAGTAGTGGTACTTCGGGAACTTCTGGTACAGGTATATCTGGTACATCTGGTACATCGGGTGTAACTCCTCCTGGTATGACTTCGGGAACATCTGGACAAGATGGAACTTTATTTGGTAGTAGTGGTACATCTGGGAATAGTGGAACTTCTGGTACAACACCTCCTGGTATGACTTCGGGAACATCTGGATTGGATGGTACATTATTTGGAACATCTGGTACATCTGGGCTAGCTGGTACATCTGGTACAACGCCAGCAGGTATGACATCTGGAACGTCTGGTACATCTCAATTCCCAATAGCTGGAAATACTGATAATGGTTTATTAACATATGATGTAGCAACTGTTGGAGCAAACGTAGAAGCTAATATTACATTTAATGGTTCTACTTTAACAATCATAGGAAGTACAACTCAAACTGGCGATGTAAATGTAACAGGAGCAGTAACAGCAACTACATATGTAGGTTCAACAACATTTAGAGAAACATTTAGTGATTTGGGAGCTGGTGGTAGTGCTACTTTAGACCTATCAACCGCTAATAACTTTAGAAGACAATTCAATGCAACCGCAACAGTAACATTTAGTAATCCACCAGCATCAAACGCATTTGGATTTACTTTAGTAGCTGTAAATGCTGGAGCATATGCAATAACATGGCCGGCATCGGTAGATTGGGCTGGTGGAACTGCCCCAATATTAACTGGAGCTGGTGTAGATGTTTTGGTATTCTATACTTATAATGGTGGAACTACATACTACGGATTTGTAACGGGTAAAAATTTAAGTTAATTATATGGGAATATTTAGAAGATTAGTAGAAACGGACACAGCACAAGTATATCCATTTGTATTTAAGATAACAACATCATCGGCTAGTACACAATTTACTGTGCCATTAGCTAATTATTTAGGTTTAACTCCATCTGTAACAATAGATTGGGGAGATAGCACATCATCGCCATTAATAACATCAACTACATCTCCGGATAGAATTCATACATACGCATCAGCTGGTACTTATGTAATAACTATTAGTGGATTTATGCCAGGTTTTGTAGTAAACAACAATGCATCAATTAGAAGTTTAATTACTGAATTAGTACAATGGGGAATCGTTGGATTACGAACAGTTAATTTTTATGGATGTAATAATTTAACAGCTATTCCTGGTAGCGCTTCGTTAAGTGCGGTTGGTGGATATACTGGATTGGATGAAGTACTTAGTTTTGTATATTTTATGAGAGGTACTGGGATAACAGCTATTCCAGCTGACCTTTTTGATTATTCTCCAAACGCAACAATATTTACGGATGCATTTTCAAGTACACCAATTACAACAGTACCATCTGGTTTATTTGATGAAGTTATAAATGCAACTACGTTTGCATCTTGTTTTTTCAACTGTACATCTTTAAGTTCTGTACCATCCACATTATTTGATAATTGTCCAAACGTAACATCCTTTTCATCAACGTTTAGAAATTGTAGAGCATTAGGTAATGTTTTACAATTTACAAATAATTTAAGTGTATCTACATTTAATAATGTTTATAATATGAGTTCTACTACAAACGCATTAGCTGGAACTGCTCCTGAATTGTGGAATAGAACTCCAACACCATCTGGAACTGATGCATTTAATAATTGTACCGGTTTATCAAATTTCGCATCAATACCTCTAAATTTTAAATAATATGTATTTACGAATTATAGATGAAACAATAAATTATCCATATAGTATTTCTCAATTAAGAGACGGATATCCTAATGTAAGTTTACCAGCGGAATTAACGGATATATCATTGGTAGAATGGGATATGTACGTTGTTACTCCAACGCCAAAACCAATTGATTACACAAAAAATATTTCAGAAGGAACTCCTAATTTAATTGATGGTATATATTATCAAAATTGGATTCAAACCAACGCATCTCAAAGTGAAATTGATTATAGATTGGAAAATCAATGGGTAGAAGTCAGAGAAATACGAAATCAATTATTAACAGAGTGTGATTGGACTCAATTAGCTGATATTCCAACCGAAACAAAAGAATTGTGGACATCATATAGAACACAATTAAGAGATATTACATCCCAACCCAATCCTTTTTCTATTAATTGGCCTGTGAAACCTTAAAAGGAAATTTTTTATATTTATACACATAACAAACGTAGATAAATATAGATGGTAATACACAGTCCCATATTTTCAGGCTCAATTTCACAAGCTTCAAATGCGTACGCAAATTTAAGTGGTTCATTTACTGGTTCATTTACTGGTTCATTTAAAGGTACAATCAATGTGTCACAAGCATCTTTTGATTACCTTGATGTAAATCAAAGATTATATGTAAGTGGTTCGCAAATTATGTCTGGGTCTATTTATTTGACACAAGGTGGATATTTAGTAGATGGGGTAAACGTATTAGATTCAGCTATAGCATTTGCAATAGCATTAGGATAAAAATAAAAAAGAAATGGCAAATACATTTAAAAATAGTATAACAAGTTTAGTAGGAACAACCGGTGTTAATGTATATCAAGCACCATCGGCAACATCAACAACAGTTATAGGAGTTAGTGTAGCTAATGTTAATACACAAAACATTTCAGTTAGTGTAATGATACATGATACTTCAACAGCTAAAGCTGTACATTTAGTTAAGAACGCTTTAATTGTTCCTGGCGGTGCATCTGTTTTAGTAGGTGGTGAGCAAAAATTGGTTTTAGAATCTACGGATTTTCTATCGGTGACATCATCTTTAGCAAATTCAGCAGATGTAATTGTTTCGGTTTTGGAAATAACATAAAGTTTTAGATAATGCAGAATTTAGGTAATAATCCTAATGGTTTAAATCAACTAAGCGCAAGTTTAGTTTCTTTGTTTGTAAGTGGAAGTAGAATAGCTAACTTTTCATCTGCATCTGGAATTCAGATTGATAAGGTTGGTACATTTTCCAATACAACACTTGAAATAACGGCTAATACAAAAATTAGTGGTTCTATTACCGCATCATTGTTTAATGGTGATGGTAGTGGATTGTTTAATATTAATGCCGCAGCAATTGGTGATTTAGATAGGATAAAGTCAGGTTCAGCAACAGCAATAATTTCTCCAAATAAAGGTTTAGTAGTAAATACCGATTTAACAGTAGCAGGTACAATAAATGCAACCGAATTAAAAGTAACTTATATATCATCATCAATAATCTACGCAAGTGGTTCATCTAAATTTGGTGATGCACAAAATGATAAGCAAGAATTTACTGGTAGTGTAAATATAACTGGTTCATTATTTTTTGGAACAGGTTCTTTAAGGCAAGATATAACAACTGAAGAAGTTTTAGTTTATAATGTAACAACTGGTAGGATTGGCATTAAAACTTCAGCAGCATCATCTGGAACATCTGGAACTTCTGGAACTTCTGGAACTTCTGGTACATCTGGCACTTCAGGAACTTCTGGCACTTCAGGAACTTCTGGCACTTCAGGAACTTCTGGAAGTAGTGGTACGAGTGGTTCTTCTGGTACAAGCGGTACATCAGGAACTTCTGGCACATCTGGAACTTCAGGAACTTCTGGAACATCTGGCACATCTGGTACAAGCGGTACATCAGGAACATCTGGAACTAGAGGTACATCAGGAACTTCTGGCACATCGGGAACTTCTGGAACATCTGGCACATCGGGAACATCTGGTGTGAGTGGTTCATCTGGAACATCTGGGTCATCTGGAACTTCTGGTACATCTGGAACTTCTGGAAGTAGTGGTACATCGGGAACATCTGGAACATCTGGATTAACAGGTACAAGTGGTACATCCGGATTGACAGGGACATCTGGAACATCGGGATTAAGTGGAACGAATGGTACATCGGGAACTTCTGGAATAAGTGGAACGGCAGGTACATCAGGTACATCAGGAACATCTGGTACATCTGGTACAAGTGGTGTAACCGGTGCGGGTGGTGCAGGAGGTACATCTGGAACTTCTGGTTCTTCTGGAACATCTGGGTCTTCAGGAACATCTGGTACATCAGGCACATCAGGAACATCTGGAACATCGGGAATTAGTGGAGCTGGTGGTGTGAGTGGTACGGCTGGAACTTCTGGTACAAGCGGTACATCTGGCACATCGGGTACATCTGGGACATCTGGAACGCGTGGTACATCGGGAACTTCTGGAACATCTGGAGTAAGTGGTACGGGTGGTTCTTCTGGGACTTCAGGTACATCTGGAACATCTGGAATCAATGGAAGTAGTGGAACAAGTGGTACATCTGGCACATCTGGAACATCGGGTACATCTGGAACATCTGGCACAAGTGGTACATCTGGTATAGGTAGTAGTGGTACATCGGGTACATCTGGAACATCAGGAACAAGAGGTACATCCGGAACGTCAGGTACATCGGGAATAAATGGTAGTAGCGGTACATCTGGCACATCTGGAATAAATGGTAGTAGCGGTACATCTGGCACAAGTGGAACATCTGGCACAAGTGGCACATCTGGAATTAGTGGAAGTTCGGGAACATCTGGCACATCAGGTACATCGGGAACTTCTGGTACTTCTGGAACATCGGGAACATCTGGGATATCAGGAACATCTGGAACTTCTGGAACATCAGGTACATCCGGTACACGTGGAACTTCTGGAACATCGGGAACTTCTGGTACAAGTGGAACATCAGGCACATCGGGAAGCAGTGGAACTTCAGGAACTTCTGGTACATCCGGAACATCTGGTACATCTGGGGTTAATGGTAGTGATGGAACATCTGGCACATCAGGAACTTCTGGAACATCTGGCACATCGGGAACATCTGGAACTAGAGGTACATCCGGAACTTCTGGCACATCGGGAACTTCTGGAACATCTGGCACATCCGGAACAAGAGGTACATCTGGGACATCAGGAACATCAGGTACATCTGGAACATCAGGAACTTCTGGAACATCTGGTTCATCAGGAACTTCTGGATTATTATCATTAACTGGTACAACTGATAATGGTGTAATCACATTAAACGGAACTGCACCAAATGCAACCGTTGAAGCAAATTTAAGATTCGATGGTACTACATTGGCAGTAACTGGTAACGCTACAATTAGTGGTGACCTTACTGTAAGTGGTACAACAACATATATTAATACAACAACTTTAAATGTAGGTGATAATATCATCACATTAAATGCAGATATTGGAGCATCAACCGCACCAACTGAAAATGCTGGTATAGAAGTTAAGAGAGGTAATGCAGCAACAAAAGCATTTTATTGGGAAGAAGCAAATGATAGATGGTATGCTGAAGATGGATTGTATGTAGCTGGTAACGTAGTTCTTAGTGGAACTGTTGATACGGGACAAGGTGCAACTGAAGTTTACTTAATGAATCAGAATGTTCGTACAACCGATTCGGTAACATTTGCAAACGTAACTTCAAACTTAACTGGTACTGCTGATAGAGCAGAAGCTGTTGATTCAAATGATACTAGAAATGTAAACGATACTCCTTCAAGTAAAAATGCTGGAGTTTATTTTGATTTTAAAACAAATAGTGTAAACGGATTAAGTGATGGTGGTACATATAACGGACAAATGTTTTGGCGAAGTTATGGTAGTAGTACTGATTTAAGTGGAGGATATCCAATACAAATAGCATATACTGCAAATGGTAGAATATGGAGTAGATTGGGAACATCATCATCAGCATGGGCTTCTTGGCAACAAATATTAAATAGTGTTGACCAAATTTACGCTTATAATATGAATCAGTATGTAAGAACTACTGATGCACCTACATTTGCTGGATTAAATTCAACTGATACTATAACGGTTAAGAGTAATGGTACTCCATCTGGTGTAAGAGCATTTAACGCAGATTCTGTTCTTAGACTTCAAAATACAAATAGTAATAACTATTTAGAATTTAGAAATCAAGCTGATACTGGAACTTATGGTGGTATTTTATTTACTGATAATAATGTTGGAGGTTATATCGCATTTAGAACATATGTAGGTAGTGGAGCTAACAATGGAACAAACGGAGATTATATGATATATGGTACTTACACAGACCATATATTCCAAGCCGGCAGTTCTGAAACAGTAAATGGAAAGAGTGAAATATTTAGAATGTATGCTAATGGTGATGTAAGAGCACAAGGTGGTATGTATGCAACTATATATTACGATTCCGCTGATACTACATATAGATTTAACGGAGATGGTTCATCTGTTTTAAATGAATTAACTACATTTGGTTCTACAACTATTAGAAACAATTATAATACAGGTCAAAATTTAAAACTCAATCTAAACGATTCTGGTGCATATGGTTTAGTTGATTTCCAAGAGAATGGTTCACATAAAGGATTTTTTGGATTGGGTGGAACTACACAATCATTTGGTACATATGCAGCATATACCGCTGATGGATTTAGCTGGAATCATGATGGTACTGGTAAAATAATTATTGCCAATAGAGGTACATCAAAACGAATTGATTTAAACACTGGTGCGGAGGGTAGTACCAATTTTACAACAATAAGAATGACGAATCAGAATGTGTATATAACACCTGATTCAAATACTGGTACTTTAGATGCACCTATATTTAGAGAATTAACAAGTACTGGATATTATTTAGACCCATCAAGTACTGGTACTTCATTAAATACGGCGGGTTCTATACGAGGTTCGTATTATGTAGCAAGTAATTATACCAGCACCGGATACACTCAATATAAAGGCTATGACAATAATAACCATTTTATAATGATTAGAGGTAGGGTAACTGGCAACACAACATCTCCTACTTATACTGGTTATCATAGAACATCATTAGTAGAATACGCTGAAGGAAATGATGATACTGGATGGTTTTTTCAAACTGCGGCTACTGGTAATTATGATATTGTAGCTAGAATAACACGTTCATATTCTCAATTTGAATCAAGCCTTAGAGCACCTATATTTTATGATTCCGATAATACTGGTTTTAGAATAGACCCTACGGATTATTCATATGTAAGATATTTTAAAGTTAGAAGTAGTGGAAGTTCTTCTGGAACTAGAGCATTGACGGTACATGATGAATCTCAAGGTGAAATAAACTTTGGTACTTATCCTGGTGCTTGGACTTCCGCAGTTCAAATCCAATCTAATAACAACGCCACTTACATGTGGATGTCACCATTGACTGGATATAATGGTAGATTTTATATGGCTGGTGCTGGATTGGACATATATACTGAAGGCAACGGATTGTCTGGACAATTTTACAATGGACAATTTAGAACTGGATTTATTTACGATTTCAATGATACGGGTACATACTTAGACCCTAATGGATTTAGTAATTTATATAATAGTGGTTTAGTTGCAACATTTACAAAATTAAGTACATCTCCAAATAGTAGAGCAGTTCAATTTGCAAATAATCAGGGTGATAACTCTTGGGGTATTGTTGGTGAATTTAGAGTTAATGGTTCTCCTGGTACGGATAGACCATCAATCTTATTCTCTAATGGATTTGATAGTAATACTTGGTCTTGTGGATTTGGTTACGCAGATTCTTCTTATTTTAGAATTAATCACGACCACGGCCATAGAAATGGTTCTTGGGGTACTACGGATTTCTATGTTGATAGAGGTGGTAACTCATATTCAAATGGTAGTTCTAGAGCACCAATATTTTATGACCAAAATGATACTGGTAGATATATGGACCCAACCGGTCAATCGTATATTGTTAATTTATGCGTTGGTACAAATAACTATAATCACGGATATCCTGGCGTACTTCAAATTGGTAGTACATCATACAACTATAACTTTAATAATGGTAGTTGGGCGGGTAGTATTACAACTGGTATATTAGCAAACTGTGCAGATGAATGGGAGTTTTCAATACATGATAGTGGAACTTCGGTTGAATCTGTATTCATATACTCTGGTGGAAGAATATTAATGGGCAGAAGTATTGGTTGGGGTACAACTTATATAGAAGCAGCTGAATCGTTCAGAGCACCTATATTCTACGATTCCAACGATACCGGATATTACACAAACCCCAATGGATATTCACAAATGTCAGCTGTATGGGCAAACAACTGGTTTAGACCTCAAGGATGTTGTGGATTGTATTTTGAATCATATGGACAGGGTATTTGGAGTGTATTTTGTGAGGGTAGTCCTTATGGTCACACATCAACTTATGGTGGTGGTAGAAATGGATGGTATGGATACGCTATTAGTAGTAGATACTGTTTTATGAGTACAACGGGTGATAACTGTGGTGTACATGATACTGCTAGAGGTTGGATTTGGTATATGAGTGGAGCCGAACTAAACCTTTATTGGGCTGGAAACCGTAGAATTGTAACTACTAGTTGGGGTTCTTATTACGATGGATATACGGAAGTAGGTGGTTCTTCAAGAGCCCCAATATTCTACGATTCAAACGATACGGGATATTATTTAGACCAAAATACAACTTCAAATGATGCATTAAGAATTAGAGGTGGTGCGTTACATGGACCTAACCCATCTTGGGGAGCATATTTTAGAAGTGGATGTAATGGTAGAGTAGATGGTTGGGCATCCGTTGAAACAACCAATGGTAACCTACATATGGATTGTAGAGATGGATATGAAACTTATATCAATCACTATAATGGTAATAGAACTTATTTGTATGAAATAAGAACAAACTTTATTTATGATAGAGATAATACTGGATATTATTCTGACCCGAATGGTACATCTCGTATAAACTATGCTATACATGATAACGTTTATTCATATAGCTGGATTTTCTCTCAAAATAACATCATCGCTTATTACTCAGATGAAAGATTGAAAACTAATTTAGGACCAATTGAAAATCCATTAGATAAAGTGAATCAACTTAATGGATTCTACTATATTGAAAATGATTTAGCACGTTCATTTGGATATACGGATGAGAAAGTTCAAGTGGGTTTATCAGCTCAGCAAGTTCAAGCAGTATTACCGCAAGTTGTAACTCTAGCTCCGTTTGATATGGATATAGATAACGAAACTAAAGAGATTAAAGGTTCTAAAACTGGTGAAAACTATTTGACTGTTGATTACGAAAAGATAGTACCTCTATTAGTAGAAGCTATAAAAGAACTTAGTGAGGACTTAAATAAAACAAAAGCTGAAGTTAAGGAATTACGAAAATTGATAGAAGAAAAATAAAAAATTATATATTTATTAAAAAGAATTAAATAATTTAATTATGGGATATACATACGAATGGTCTTTAGTAGGACTTAGAAAACAAAATACAGATACTCTAAGCGATGTTGTAGTTGGTACAAACTGGAAAGTAGTTGCAACCGATGCTAATGGTAATGTAGGAACTTTTGTTGGAGCAACTCCATTTACACCACAAGACCTTAATGGTGATGGGTTTGTAGATTATAGAGATTTAACCGAAGAATTAGTATTAAATTGGGTTAAAAATGTAGTAAGTGGTTCTGGACCTCAAGCATATTGGGACCATATTAACAGTCAAATCACAAAAGAAATAGATGTTAAGAAATATAACAGAGTAACTGTTAGTGATGTTGATTTACCTTGGGCGGCTACATCTGGTAGTAATTTATACGGAGTAGACCCTCAACCGGCGTAACTACTACAAACGATTTTATATACAATGTTCAAAATGCAGATTTATAAACAAATTTGTGTTTTGAACATTTTCTTTATATTTATATGAGTATTAATGTAACTATTTACAAACATACATTCAAAACACAAATCGGAGAAATAAAATGGCAGAAAGAATCGTATCACCTGGCGTATTCACAAGAGAAAATGACCTTTCCTTCCTAGCGCAAGGAATTGGTGAAATTGGGGCAGCATTTATAGGACCTTTTAAACAAGGACCTGCATTCATCCCAACTATTGTGAGAACTCAATCAGAATTCGAAGAAATATTCGGAACACCTGATGGAACTTATTATACTGAATATGCAGTACAAAACTATTTAAGAGAAGCTGGTACAGCAACAATCGTAAGGGTTGGTGGTATCGGTGGTTATGAGCAGATAGCACCTTTAGCAATATTTGCATCTGGTTCATCCCTTCAATCAGTAGGCACTAAATTAATTGGTGTATTACATTCAACTAAATTAGGTGATGAGAAAGTTGGATTTGCAGGAGCAACTGTAGCAAGTGATAGTGTTAATGATGGTTCATTCTTAGCATTGCATGCAGATTTAAATGTATCAGCATCTATCTTACCATCTTCTGTAAACGATTTATCAGATGTATTTGGTGAATCTCCATTTGGAGCTAAAAAAGCATACGCATATTCTTACTTTGAAAGTGCAGCTGGATACTATACTGGTTCTGCTGGAAACAACATTGTAATAACTTCTGTTGTATTACCTCCACAGGACTTTACTTACGATGCACAAGCAGCTGAAACTCCAATGGTTAAATCTCAATTGATTAGTGGTGAAAGATATGATTTATTTAAGTTCGTAACAACTGGACATGGTACAACATATAATACTAAATTTAAAGTTGGTATTTCAAATGTAAAGGCAGCTGGTGAAGATGGTGGAACTGATTACTCAACATTTACTGTAACGATTCGTTCATTTGATGATACTGATAAGAGAAAGAGTGTTGTAGAAACATTTAATAATGTAAACTTAGACCCTGCTTCTCCAAACTATATAGCTAGAAGAATTGGTGATAGATATTTTACAATTGATAACAATGGTAAACTTACTGAATTTGGTGATTATACAAATCAATCAAAATATGTCAGAGTAGTAGTATCTACTCCTGGCTCATTCCCAATATCAGCAGCACCATTCGGACATGGAGCATATACAAACCCAATTACAGCAACAAATAACGCTGAATCACTTTTAGTACCAGCGGTAGTATATCAAACAAACTCAGCAAATAATACATCATCATCTCCAATCTATTATAGTGGATTTGATTTTGAAACTACTGGTGTTAAGTTAGATAACTTACAATATTTGAAACCACTTCCAATAGGAGCTCAAACTGGTTCTAACGTATCTTTTGCATTTGATGCAAATGGTTTAACGTATCAAATGACCGGTTCTGCATCTACTGATATGGTTAAGAGACAATTCGTATTAGCATTCCAAGATGGATTTGATGGTATGAACCCAACTACAACAATAGCTAAAGCTGGTGATACTGATTGGAGTAATGCAAATACGCAAGGATTCAATTGTGCAACATCTGTATCTTCTGGTTCAGTAGCATACAATAAAGCACTTAACGCAATTTCAAATCCTGATGAGTATGATATCAATATGTTAGTAACTCCTGGTATTGTAAGAGGATTACACCCAGCAATTACTACTAAAGCAATTGATATTTGTGAGGAAAGACAAGACGCATTTTATATCGCTGATTTCAACGATTTTGATGATACAATAACTGAGGCAACTGAAGCAGCTAACGCAGTTGATACAAACTACGCAGCAACTTACTACCCTTGGGTTAAGACAATAGATACTAATACAAACAAATTAGTAACTGTACCACCTTCAGTACTATTACCAGCAGTATTTGCTAGTAACGATAGATTAGCAGCAGAATGGTTCGCACCTGCTGGTTTGAATAGAGGTGGTATTACTGGAGCAGTTTCAGTATTGAATAGATTAACACATGCGGAGAGAGATACTCTATATGAGAACAAAGTAAACCCAATCGCAGCATTCCCTGGACAAGGTATTGTAGCATTTGGACAGAAGACATTGCAAGATAAAGCATCAGCATTAGATAGAATCAACGTAAGAAGATTACTTATCACTGTTAAGAAGTTTATCGCATCTACTTCTCGTTTCTTAGTGTTCGAACAAAATACTACTCAAACTAGAGCAAGATTCATTAACACAGCAACTCCATACTTAGAGAGCATACAACAAAGACAAGGTTTGTACGCATTCAAAGTTGTAATGGATGAAAGTAACAACACACCTGATGTTATTGATAGAAACATATTAGCTGGACAAATTTTCTTACAACCTGCTAAGACGGCTGAATTCATCGTAATTGATTTCAACATCTTACCAACTGGAGCAAGTTTCTCAGCATAATATAAAAAACAAAAAGTAGATATTTATTAATATAAAATAAAAGGAAAAGAAAATGGCACAAGTATTAGAATTCAACGATATGTTCTACAAAACCTGGGAACCAAAAACGAAAGCTCGTTTCAAAATGAGTATCGATGGTGTAGAAGCATATTTGATTAAAGCAGCTAGCAGACCTCAAATTAACTTTGAAGTTGTAACTTTAGACCACATTAACGTGAAAAGAAAGTTGCAAGGTAAAGGTGAATGGCAGGATATGACTATCACTCTTTATGACCCAATTGTACCATCTGGTGCACAACAAGTAATGGAGTGGGTTCGTTTAGGACACGAATCTATTACTGGTAGAAAAGGATATTCTGAATTCTATAAGAAGACTATCAAAATCGAAATGTTAGGACCTGTTGGTGATATTGTTGAAACTTGGACTTTATATGGAGCATTTCCATTGCAAGTAAACTTTGGTGAATTAGATATGACATCTAATGACCCAGCATCAATAGAACTACAAGTAGCATATGATTACGCTGTATTAGAATTCTAATCTAAAACATATAAAATTAAAGGGGATACTAAAATATCCCCTTTTTTGTGCTTTCTAATTTTTTTAAAATGATGTATTTATATATACAAACTTAAACAAAGTAAAGTTATGAATCAAAAACAATATGATTTTCCAACGGAAGTTATTAGTTTACCATCGGAAGGTAAATTATATCCAAAAGAGAACCCATTATCATCGGGTCAAATAACAATTAAACATATGACCGCAAAGGAAGAGGATATCCTTTCTTCACAAAACCTTATCAAAAAAGGTATTGTATTAGATAAACTATTTGAATCGGTTATTGTTGATAATGTTAATATAGATGATATTCTTATAGGTGATAAAAACGCAATTATCTTAGCAACTCGTTTATTAGGATACGGTCCTAAGTATGAAGCATCTGCATATTCTTCTGTAACGGGAGATGTTATCAATTTATCTGTTGATTTAACAAAAATTGAAACAAAAAAGGTAGATACTTCTAAATTTGAAAATAAAAATGAATTTGAATTTATTACTCCAAATAGTAAAAACAAATTAACATTTAAATTATTAACGCATGGTGATGAAAAGGCTATTGATAGAGATATTACCGCATTAGAAAAGGTTAATAAAGATACTTCGCATGATATTACTACTAGATTTAGACATATGATTAGAGCCGTAGATGGTGATAATAGTATAGGAGCTATTAATAAATTCGTAAATGGATTTTTAGCAAGAGATAGTAGAGCATTTAGAGATTACATTAAAACAATTCAGCCGGACATGGATATGAGAATTACATATACACATGAAGACGGACAAGAGGAGGTACTGCCCATAGTAATGGGCGTAGGGTTTTTTTGGCCTAGCTCCGAATCATAGTATTCAACTCCATACTCAAATTTTTGAGATGGTAAACTATGGTAATGGGTTCACTGTAATGGATTTGTATAGAATGCCAACCTATCTTAGAATGTTTTACTACCAACAATTAGTAGATGCTAAGAAAAAGGAAAATGAGCAAATAAAGCAAGCAAATAATCAATCAAAAGTTAGGGTTAATAGATAATCCTAACTTTTTTGTTTATACCATATTTATAGTTGTATTATTATAAATAACCGCATATGGGAAAGAAGTATAAAATAAAAAAATCAAATTTAAAGGAGTTTTTTGGTTTATTTTCAAAAAAACCAACTCCGGATAGAATTCAAAAGTTAATTGATGATGATCCTGAATTGAAAAAAATTCAATCAAAAATAGATGCCTTAAATAAAACTGCCGCTCCTCATATGGAAAAGCTTAAAAAAGAAGACCCTTCTTTGTATAAAAAATTACAAGATGCGGGGTTTGCACCATAATAAATTTTTTCTATATAAATGGCTAATGTAATCCAGCAAGAACAAGAAAGGTTAAGACTCTTAGAGGAGATTGAACTGGCAGAAAAACGAATTAATGCCCAGAATGAAAAAGCTGCGGTTTCCAAAGCCAAAGAAGCAAAACGTTTAACTACTCAATTAGAGCAAGAAAAAAAGAGTCTTACAAAGTTAAAAGAAGAATTAGTTCTTGTTGAGAAAATATTAACTGCTGAAACTAAAAGAAAAGACACAGCAAAAAAAAGAAGGGAACTTCAAGAAGAAGCGGCGGAATATGAAGAGGACCAATTAAAATCTATTACTAAGTTATCACCAGCAGTTAAATCATTATTAAATGACCAAGTAACAAAATCAGGAGTAGTTTCTGATATTACTAAAGAAATTATAACCCTTAAAAGACAAGAATTAGGTATTAATCTTAAGAGAGGTGAAGAAAAATATACAGAAGAACAAAGAGCCCAATTTAAACTAACCAGAGAGGAATTGGAAAAACAAAAAGCTTTATTAATAGATTCCGCTACCGAATCTGCATTTGCTAAAATGACAGATGACCAAAAAGAATCAGCAATAATTCAAGCCGAAACAAATGGAATGACTGAGGAAGGTGTTAGGTTGTATAAAAAAGCACTAGAACAAAGAAAATTATTTAAACAGCAAGAACAAAGAATTAAAGAAATTCAAGAGCAGCAGAGCAAAATGTATGATGCAATACCAGATGGAATAAAATCTATAATAGAGGGTGCTGGTAAATTTCTTAAAGTATCAAGTGGTATAGTACTTGCTTGGGCTGTTGTTGCGGCGGTGTTTGCATTAGGAGTTAAAGCAATGACAGATATGTCAGAAGCAGCTAAAAAGTTTAAACAAGAGACGGGAATAATAAATTCCCAAATGAAAGATGTTAAAACAATAGCAGCATCGGTAACTTCTGAAATGGCTCAATTGGGTGTTGAATTTGAAGGAGTATTTGACACAGTAGCTGAGATTAAAAAACAATTTGGTGATGTAGCAAATTTATCAAAAGATACGGTAAGAGCATTAACTGTATTAAGTACAAACTTTGGAATTGCGGCGGAAGATTCAGCTGAATTTGTAGGTCAATTGGAAGCAATGACTGGATTGAGTGAAGATACCGCAGTAAATTACGCATTACAAGTTACTAATGTAGCTAAATTATCTAAAATAGCACCTAAGCAGTTGTTTAAAGATATTGCGGAAGCAGCTAAAGATAGTGCAGAATATTTTGGTAGTGGATTTGATAATATGGCTAAGACGGCAATTGAAGCTAGAAGACTTGGTGCTACTTTAAAAGATGTGATGGGTGTTAGTGAAAAACTTTTAGATTTTGAAAGTGGTATAGAACAAGAATTAAAAGCTGCAGCATTTGCACAAGGCCAATTTAATTTAACGCAAGCAAGAATATTAGCAGCAAATAAAGATTACTCTGGTGCATTGGATGAGGTGTTAAATCAAATGGAAAGAAATGGTAGATTTGCTGACAAAGACCTTTTTACACAAAGAGAATTAGCAAAGGCAATAGGTAGTACACCAGCAACTGTTCAAAGATTAATTGCACAAAGAGAAAGATTGGTTCATTTGGGAGTGGAAGATAAAAAGCTAGCAGAACAGGCAATAGCAAATGGATTGGATATTACAAATACAAGTAAAGAGGATTTAGATTTAACTATTCAAAAATTGAAAGCTGACCAGCAAATGCAAGGTGAGTTGAGTAAAATAAAAAATACATTTACCGGTATTGGGGTACAAATAGGTACAGCGGTATTACCTTTATTAGAATTAATGTTAAAACCAATATCAATGTTAGCTAAAGCATTTGGATATATATCAGATACAATGGCTGGTATGGTTGGGTTTGGTTTAACACTAGGAACGATATTTGCATTTATATACCGTACTAAATTAAAAACATTAGCAACAGACATTGCCAGCGCTTATGTAAAACGTAGAGAAGCTGGAGCAAGTATTGTTGGTGCAATTGCTGGTATTTTTGGTGGACAGGGTAAAATACCAATCGTAGGTGCCATATTGGCAGCAACGATGGTTGGTGCACTATTTAGCGCAATATCTAAAGCATCTAGCGCAGTACCTACCGGAGATATGAATTCACCTGCTGGTGGTGAAACAATGGTATCAACTAAAGAAGGTGGATTATTCAAATTAAGTAAAAATGATGATTTGATAGCAGCACCTGGAGCATCAACTGCATTAGCAAACGCAGCTAATGGTGGAGGTGGAGCTGGAATGCAAGCAATGGCTAATGTTATAGCAGCAAATACAAAAGCAATGGAACGATTAAACTCAGGTGGTATTCCTGTTAATACTTATTTAGGTACATCTAAAGTAAACGATTTATTAACTGGTTACCAATCAAAGACTACTAGAAATAATTTTAATATATAGCAAATGCCTAAGTTAGAAGATTTATTTAAACAAAAGGTTTTAGAAAGTAGTGGTAAGACTGCAAAGGAAACATTTGCTCCTCAAAATAGTAAAAGAATTCCAATACGAAGTTCTAATGTTATTATAAATAAATTTGCAGAACCTTTAAATAAAGTTAGATTAGGTAGAGCATCTGTAACGGAAGGTGAAACTCGTTTAGAAGAAACTTTGACTGGATTAAGACCATTGAGATTTCTTTCACAACCTGCTTTATACGGAACTAACATAGTAAGATTAACTACACAAACTACGGTTGATGTAGATTCTATGAAAGATGCAAGGGGTGGTAGTGGTAGAGGATTAATTGGCGGTGTGTTAGCAAAAGCAAGAGCAGCAATTACAAGCGCTGTAAACTCAATAGGATTATTTCCATACGCAGCATATCCAACAACAGTAACTAATGATTTAAGATATAAATTAACTTCAAGTGGATTTGCTTCAGATTATAGACGTCGTTCTATACTTTCCGATAGTAAAGGTACTGGATTGGGAGCACTTATAAAATCTGCAGTTACCGCACCTATGGGTGGTGAAGACCAAGGTGAACAAATTGGAGGTTCTGCCGTATCTGCTATAAAAAAGGCTGGAAGAAAACTTTTACTAGGCGATGGTTCATTACAAGACCCTCAAGTAAAATGGGATCCTGAAAAAATGAAATATTCTAATTTATTTAAATATAGTGATTCCATAAAGTTTGCTAAAGACCCACAAACCCCTCAACAAAGTAGAAATGATTTATCATCTGTTTTATATGATTATGATACAATAGATATACAAGATATAACAAAATTCCTTATACAAGGAATCAGACCACCATTTCCATTATCAATATCCCCTGATTTAAATGGATATAGTGGGAATAATAAATTTGGAAAAGCGCAAAAATTAGAAATAGATAATGTAAACCTTATTAAAAGATTACAAAAATCAGCTCCACCAAAAGATGCAGCAGATACTTCTAGAAACTTTTCAAATTTGCAAGTAAACTATGCAAATCAAAAAAATTCTGATAAAGGACTCTCATATGTAGATACGATGAATACGCAATTGCCTTATATGGGCGATGCTCCTAAAATTGAGGATAAATCAATTGAAGATTTAGATTTTATAAGATTAAAATTTTCATCCCCATCTAGAGCTAAGAAAAAAGGAATGAGTGCCTTATTTAGAGCAACTATAACAGGATTGACTGAAACATTTAGTCCAACTTGGGACCCTAATAAATTCATAGGTAATCCATTTAGTTTTTACACATATACAGGTATAGAAAAAACATTAGGATTTAGCTTTAAAGTATATTCTTCAAATCAAAAAGAACATATAGCAGTGTGGGAAAGATTGAATTTTTTAACATCATTAGTATATCCACAAGGATATGTAGATGGTGCAATTGTTCCACCTTTCATAAAGTTTAGTATGGGTGATTTGTATAAAGATAAAGATTGTTTTATAGAATCACTTACATATACTATTCCAGATGATACAACTTGGGAAATTGGTATTGACCAATTACAACGAAATGAAGCACAAGATTGGATACGAAGCGGAAATGGTGATAGAGTGGTATTTTCAGCAACTAATGATGCTGGTGAGGAAGATTATACATCAAAAGATATTAAAAAATATAAATTACCATCTGTAATTGAAGTGGCTATAAGTTTAAAAATAGTAGATGATAGAAAAAGTATAGAAGGATACAAGTTTTATTCAGACTCGCCTATTATGCAAAAAACGGCACAAACATCAGAATAAAAAAATAATATGACCCATATAAAATTAATTTATATAAAATATGAGTAGTAGATATGAAAATAACGCAGTAAAAAGAGCAACTAATGGTAGGATAGTATATCGTTCAAAGATATATCCAAATATTCCATTAAAAGATTCTGATATATATGTTGCAACTGAAACTGGTGACAGACTTGATACATTGGCATATGAATATTATCAAGATTCATCTCTTTGGTGGATTATTGCATCTGCTAACAATATACACAATGCTGTATTTGCATTTGAAGATGGTACTGTATTAAGAATTCCAACAAATTATATAGAAATCGTTAATAATTTTTCTTAATAATATAAAATAAATAAGTTTATGTATTTAACGCAGATTAACGATACGATTCATAAAAAAATTAGAGGTAGAAATAATAGTTCATTAAGTAACCTTAGTACATTTATACGTGTATTTTCGGGAGCTAATGATGGGTTAATTATAGAAAGTAATCCCGATTGGAAATTATTCAATGCGGCGGGAGTGAATACTGAAGCATCTGTATATGGTTCGTATTCCGATGGTAGTGGTACTATTGGAGTTACATGGGCTAAAAAAACACCAATACAGGCAACAGCTGGAGCACCTGCAAAACCAAGACCAGTAATAACATTATTTAATGTAAAAGAAGGACAAGACCAAATATCAAAAGAAGCAAACTTAAATATTACTGCATTTTCAATAGAACAATTAGAATTAATTCAGCAGTATTTTATGGAGCCTGGTTATTCTCTTTTTGTAGAATGGGGGTGGAACACTGAAGATGGAGTTAAAGGATTAATTAGTGATAAAGATGTGGGTACTATTCAAGCTCAAGTTGGAAATAATGCATTAACCGATTCTGCATTGCAGGATAAACGAATAGCATCTAGAGGTGATTATGATTGCTTTTTTGGATTTATTACTGGTGGGGAAGTTACTAGTGAAGGTAACTTATTTAATGTAAATGTACAAATGAGAGGAGTGCCATCATTACCTGCATTTCTACAATCGCACCATTCTTTATATGCATACACAAAAGAAAATGGTCCATTAAATTCAAGAACATTTCCTTTATATGGACCTACTCAGTTAGAAAACCAAAGTACACTTACAGGGTTGGATGATGATAAAAATATACAGCCTGTTAAAGATAAGAGATTTAAAAACATGTTTAATAATTTACCTACTATAAAACAAACTCAAGAAGTAGCTAACTTAATTAACGATTGTAAATGGTATGATTTTATAGGATTTGACTTAGATGTTATAAAAAAATTAGAACAAGAATTTCAAGTAACTTGGTTGGAAAAAACAGCATATTTTTTTGGAACTATTGATAATCCTAAAGAAGCATTAGTAAGTGAATTTGGCGTACCGGTTGAACGATTTGTTAGTAATCAACAATATATACGTTTTGGTCTTGCAGTAAATATATTAAATGCAAATGCTAAAACTGTCAAATATACTGTTAGCGGTAAGGAATTAAAATCTTATATTAATACAAAGGATACTAAAATAGGCGCATTCCCTTTTATATTTTCAACAAAAAAAGAAAATCTATTAATACCAGGAAAACTTCCTGAATTTACTAAAATCATAGTAAATACACTGGGAGTAGATTATAGTGAATTAACATCTGGTGGTGGTATTGATTTGCGTATTCCAAGAGCTGGTAACAACGGTTTTATAAGTTTTGTACAAACTGGAGAAATTGGATTTCCAACAAAAGATAAGGAGGGTAAGCCAGTCCCAGCCCCAGCAAATACATTTAAAGAAATAAGTGAACACTATGGTTTATTAGAAAATCTTTATATAAATTTTGAATTTTTTAAAAATACAATAACGGCATCAAACAAAAATGTAAGAGAAATACTTAATGATTTATTAAACGGAATGTCCGCCGCTGTTAATGGATTTTGGAATTTTCAAATTATAGAAACTGTAGGAGATGATGGTTTATTATCTATTAAAGTATTTGATGAGCATTGGGTAGGTCAACAAAAAACACCTGAAAATAAATTATTTCATCATTCGGGAGAAAATTCTGTATTTTTAGATGCATCTTTGAATATAAAAATACCCGCAGAGATGATGGGCCAAATAATTAATAGAAGATTTAATATTGCATCTCAACCTGAACAGGCTATTATAAATGTAAATAAAGATAGAAAAGCAGATACATTTTTTGCACAAGGTGGTGATTTATTTTTGGATGTACGAATTGGAGATACAAAACCTACGCAATCCGGAACCGAAGTTCCTAATAAGACTTATGACCCAAACACAAATTGGTTATCTAAAAGTCCAGATGATAAACTATCCGATGCAATAAAAGCAGGGAATCAAGCTGCAGCAGAAAAGAGAACCGACATTGAAACAAAAGCAAATCAGGCGGAAAGTTTAAAGATTGTAAAAAAAGTGATTATAAATAGAGGAGATGCTACTGCAACTGAGTATTACGATAGTGCAGGTAACCTTGTTGCAATAAAAAATAAAGTAATAGGTGAAGACGCTACTTGGAAGGGTAAAGAGGTAGAAAAAGCAAAAGCTTATGAGGAGCTAACAAAGTCAAAAGATGTTGTAGACGAATTAGATAAAAGATTACAAGCTAGAGAAACTTCATTTGCTAAAAACTTGGATAAAATTGATTTTTTAGTAAGACCAAATAAATCATATGAAATTGAACCAAAGAAAAGTTCAGTTTTTACCGGTGGTATCTTAGATGAATCATTTGGAGTATATTGTTATGATGACCCTATTTATTTTGACAAACTAAAAAATGACGCATTTTCAAATTATTTAAAAAAAGAGACTGGTAAGGGATTATTATCACCTTTGTTACCAATTACATATAAATTTAAAATATTAGGGTCTAGTGGACTTAGAAGATGGGATTGTTTTGTAGTTACAGGTATTCCTAAAAAATATTTATCAAATGGAGTTTGGCAGATTACTGAAATTGAACATGGATTATCTGGAATGCAATGGGTAACTGAAGTTACTGCCAATTATAGACAACAACAATAAACCAAAAAAAATAGTAATGGATATAAGTAAATATACGGTAATTCCAAGCGGAAGGGATGAGATTGATAATATTACTACTATAATTGTACATATACCAACTCCGGATGAGTTTGATTACAAAAGGGGTTTTATAGAAAGATATTTTGCTCAAAAAGTAAATGATCCTGACTCATTTATATATGAGATAGATTCCACAATATATCAAAATGTTTTAATAAGTCCATTTTATAAATCAATAATATTAAAATGGAAAATAAGCGGAGATGCCGATAAAGCTAGAGAATCAAATAAAGCATCAATAAGATTGGCTTCATCTGATATGAAAGCACTTATATTATATCTTCCAAATTATTTACAATTTCATCAACCTTAATTTGGTGGATTGGATTATTTTTCGTATATTTACATAAACAAACTTGGGGGGTGCCTTGGAATTGATTGTGATGAGAATGGTAGTATCACACGTAGACAGAAGTGCTAGATGTCTTTAAATCTGTACAAAACAATAACTGACGAAATGTCAACTATGACCTTTGATTCTATGATGGAATTCATTGGTGCATCTGAGTACGCATACGCTGCTTAGTTCATTCCGCATCACTCGTGGAACATTTAAATAGAAGTGAATAAAACGGAGCTCTACCTATCGGCTCTTAAAAACTGATAGGTTGGTGGAAAGCTGTACTAACCATACGGCCCCAATTATTTTGGAAAGTTAATAAGATTAAACTTTATCCTAAACGTGTAATTCGTTGGTATTACGATTACTTTGCAAGACATGGGTTCGAATCCCATCACCTCCACAATAATCCCATTCTACATTAATTTGGTAGTTTGGGATTTTTTTTGTATCTTTGTATCCTATGATAATTGTTGAGTCTATTGATGAATTAAACGAATTGAGTGTAAAGCTGGAGACCGAAGCTTCCATTTGGTATCCTATGTGGGTGGATAATGATAAGCACCCTAATAACACTCATATATCGTTTATATTCGTTAGAACCCAATCGGACAAGTATATACTACCACAACAACATACAGACGCTCTATCACTCTCTAATGAGCAAATATGTGGGGTACTAAATACTACCGGAGAAAAATGGGTATTTCAAAAGAAAAAGCTACTACAATCTTTTACGGATGTAAGGGAAGGCTTGAATGATGTTGACACTGCTTATTTCTTAAAGCATGGTAAAACAATAGACTACTCTCAACCAATACAACACTTAGTGGCTCCCTTTATTCATAAGGGTTACAAAGAGGACATCATTCAATCCATTCCCATTCTCAAATTGTGTGAAGCAATTGAAAACGAACTTGGTAAATCAATCAATCAGAAATCTAAAACTTATAATTGGTATAACGATATTTTTATACCAACCTTAGCCCGAATTGAACAAATAGGAATCCGTGTCGATAGGGAAAAATTTATTGATAGATGGCCACAAGCTTCCAAACAGCTTTCACCCGATAATTTAGTGTTTACGGAATATAATCCATTTACGGTGACAGGTAGACCATCTAATAGACATGGTGGTGTGAACTATGCCGCCCTCAACAAAACGGATGGTAGTAGAGAATGTTTTGTATCGGATGGAATTTATCTACAAATGGATTATAACGCATATCACCCAAGACTAATTGGTAAGTTGATTAAGTTCCATATGCCGGAAGGAAATGTACATGAATGGTTGGCTGAACAATATGGATGTGATGTGAACGAAGGAAAGGGAATTACGTTTCGTTTATTATATGGTGGTATTGATGATGATTTTCGCCAAATTCCATATCTTAATTCGGTAGCTGATTACATTGATAACCTATGGATTGAAACACAAAAGAGTGGATTCCTACAAACACCACATAGAGAAATTCCGTTGGATTGGATTGAACAGCCTAACCCACAAAAAGTATTCAACTATCTACTTCAAGCGGTAGAAACTGAAATGAATGTGGATAAGATGAGAACGATATTGGATTATATTAAGGGAAGTGGAATTACATTGGATTTATATACCTATGATTCGTTTCTTTTTGATGTTCCTACTGATGTTGACCCGAATATGATTAAGGATTTGAAGGATATCATTGAAGAAGGTGGTTTCCCGATAAAAGCAAGTTGGGGATTAGATTACGGAAAGTTATAACAACCATATTTATAGTATATACAAAAATGTGCTATAATATGAAGAAAATTTTAGTTTTATTTCCTTTCCTGTTTATTTTAATAAGTGGAGTAGCTCAAGATGTGGTGGTTTTAAAACATACCAATTACACATCGCACTATTCTAAATCAAAAAAATATCCAGTAATGGTGGAATGGTGGATTACAAAAGCTAAAGTAGGATGCCCAACTCCAATGGCTAGAAAGGATAATTTTAAACCAGACCCATTGTTACCAAAAGAAACAAATTTGGGAGCTGATTATGTGGGAAGTGGAACTGATAGAGGACATATGATGCCAGCTGCAGAAAATCTTTGTCAAACGGCAGCAATACAGGACGAATCGTTCTATTATTCAAATATGGCTGCACAGTATCATAGATTAAATGCTGGTGATTGGAAATCGGTTGAAACAATGGAAAGAGATTTAGCTAGACAACAAGATTCGGTAAAAATATGGTGTGGTAATATCGGAGTAGCAAAAACAATTGGTGTTGGTAAGGTAGCAGTTCCAAAACAATGTTGGAAAGTAATTTATATTGTAAAAAGTAAAGAATGGATGGCGTTTCTTTTTGATAACGATACATCTAAACCCGATGGGATACATAACAATCAAGTAGATGTAATTGATATAGAAAAACTAACTGGATTTAAATTTAAAAAATAATGACTTTATCAGAATTAATTAATGAGATATTGGTAGAATGGGCATATAGAATAGATGATGGCCAACCAAATCCAAATAACCCAAAGCATATTAATGAGTTATCAGCCGTTCTTTCCGAAATGGGATTGAATGAAATTAAACACGAATTAATACAAACTCTTACTGAAGCTGATGGTAAACAATTTACCAATCCAATTCTTAATAAATCAATTAAATATAAAAATGCCAAAGGTGAAGATGCCGAAGGTATTGTTGGTAACTTATTGAGATTACCAAAAGACCATCCCGGTAGAATAGCAGCAGAGAAATTGTTACCAGCAGATGCAGCTGAGAAAGATGCAGCAATGCAGGATTTAGGAAGTGAGAAAGATGGTAAGAGTGGGGAGTTAGCAGGTCAAAAACCAAGTGGTAAAGAAGATGAAGCTCCTCAAGCGGGAGGTGAAGAAGATAAAATGAAACAGGCAGCTGCCATGTTTGATCCTGAAGTGGACCCGGCTATGGCTGCTAGATTAGATAGAGAAAAAGCCGCAAGTGCTAAATTAGCAAAGACTGATAAAGAAGATGCGGCAGCAGATAAAAAAGCAGAAGATGAAACAAATCCATTAGATGCTAAGTTTAATCCAATAGAGGCACAAGACGTAGCAAAGGAAATGCCACAAGCTGACCCGAATGTGTTTGGCGGCGGTTCTGATATACCAGACGGAATAGATTCTGGAGATTTAGCTAAATTTAATACTGATATTCAAAAAGTTAAAAAAATAGTTGATGATGCAAAAGCTAATGGTGAAAAAATACCAAACATTAATCTTTGTCAAATAACTGTACCGGGTACAAACTTATATTGTGATGATAACTTAGGAATTCCAAGAGAGGAAATGCCACAATTCAAAGGTAAAGCAATTGCTGGTAGTAGAGCAGCAGATATGCCGGTTAATAAAGATGGTGAGGTAGATACTGAACCGGTATTTAAAGAAATGTTAAATCAAAAAGGTATTAAGGTTACTCAAACTGAAATACCAGCTGATAAATTAAAAGCAACTCAAAATGAATTAGTTGGTGCTAAAGTAGTTGGTATGTTAGGGACATTAGAAAAAGACCCAAAGAACCCAGACATTACCGCACCAATTTATGTAAGTAGAGATGGATATGTAGTAGATGGTCATCATCGTTGGGCAGCAATAGCAGCATATAACGCAGCAAATCCTGATTCTCAAATACAAATGAAGGTTAATGTAATTGATAGTGATATTAAGGATGTAATACCAATGGCGAATAAGTTTGCAGAAGATATGGGTATTGCGGCTAAAAAAGCAGATGCTAATAAGCCTGAGACAACTCAACCAATGGCTGCAGAATTAAAACCATATAATGATAATCCTGAATCAAATATTAAAACATTTAAAGGTGAATCATCTGGTATTGATGTAAAAACAATTCAGTTTGATGGAGGTGGCCAACTTTATGGAGTACCACATAGAAACGAAAAAGCAATAGATGATATTGTAAATCAAGTTAAAGCAACTATACCAAAAGAAAGATGGAAAGATATTGTATTTGTAGGTGAAGGTGGTAGAACCGGTGATGGTGGTGAATTACAATTTAATGATGAACAAATACATGCATCAGAAGAATTTAAAAAATTAGGAGCAAAAATAGATACTTGGGATGGTGATGAATTAGATGTACACACTCCGGAATCAAATTTATATAAGTCACAAGAAGAACAAACTGGTCTTTCACAAACTAAAATCAAAGCTGGTAATTGGGCTAGTATGATTGGACAGGGTGAAGGTACTGATACAATGAGTCCATCTAAATTTTTAGATGAGGAAGGAAAACAATTCTTACAAGATGCAGCTAAAGAAGCTGGATTCCCTCCAATAGAAAATTGGAATACTCCAACGGAGCAAGATAAAGATACATTATATAGATTGTCATTCCCAGACGATAATGGTGATACTGAAACAGAGGTTAATGATGTTCAAGTTGCATTTAATAGAGCAAGAGATTTAAACATTATAAAAAAGCAAAACGAAATATCTTCTAATGGAAAGATACCGGTTGTAGTTGCTGGAGATGGGCATGCTGATTTAGTTGATGATATTATAAATGGTAAAAAAGAAAAACCATCAGAAAAATTACCTGAACCAGAGCCTGCAGATGAAAAGCCAGGTGGAGTGATATATCCTATTGGTGGAAATTATTATTCAGATACTCCAGATGGACCTGCACAATATGTTAAAACTGAAAGCATAGTAAATGGATTTTTATTAGAGGGAGATGAAAAATGGTTGCACTTATTATTTGAAAAGACTGTAAATAAAACAACTCCAAGTGGTAAGAATGTTACTGTAAATGTAATTGAACCAAAAGACCAAACAAAAGCTACATCTAAAGCATCATCTAAGACTTCTAGTGTAAATTATGATGATAGATTGGAAGGAGATATATCAGCTAAAGTTGAACAAACATATAATACCGATTCTAAATTTAGTGAACCGGGTATGAAGCATGATGATAGAGTTAAGAGATTAAAAGCTATGAAAGCAAAGGAAATAAACTCTGTTAAAGTTGATGACATATATAAAGCTATGGGTGTTACAAAAGGAAAGGTAAAGTTTCCATCAAAGTATATGTCAGTTTTAGCAAATGCATTAAACTTTGCAAAAGGACCATTTACAATAACCGATTTAACTGATGCAGCTGGAGCTGGTACATTAGATTCTACATTAGGTGAATTAGTTACTTTAATGGGAGCTACTATACAAGATGAAAATCAAAGAAATGCATTTTTTAATTATTTAAGAGAGCAAATTAAAGCTGGTGGTAATACATCCGCATTAACGGCAGCATGGGTAAATTCGGCACAAGACTCTTGTGTAGCATTTCATAGAAAGATAGCAAAAGATTGTCCTGGTGGTCATGAAGTTAAAACAAACTTTTGGGATATACCATCTGAAGCCCAAGCAGCAGGTGTTAAAAACTATAAAAGAGATAAAGGTAAATCTACTGATATCAATACTATGGTTGATTGTATTAGTAAGGATGGTAGTAGAACTCAAAAGTGGCTTCAACCATCTTTGAAAAAAAGTAAAAAAGTAAACGCATTTAATTCAACAACAGGTAGAGTTTTTGCAACTACAGTATTGAGATGGGGTACGCCGGAAGAAAAAGCACAATATGCTGGATTTGGTAATGAGTTGGATTCTTATAATGGTCTTGAAGATAACGCACCTGCAGGCGATTATAAAATTACCGATAAAAGAGGTAATGAAAGACCTATGACTATCAAAGAAAGAAAAACTCAACTAAACAAAAGTATGAGAGAAATTGAAGATAGATATGAGGATAAGATACCAGCTGAAGCAAATCCAAAGCAAGCGGTAATTAGACAAGCTAAGTTACATAAAGAACTTATGGATAATCCGAAAGTTGTAGCTGAACGAGATGAGTTTTTAACGAACTATTTAAATATGAAGCCTGCCGAAAGAAAGAAGGTATGTGCCCAAATTGCAAAAGATTTAAATCAGAAAGGTGACAAATATACAATGGAGTTAATGAAAACTCTTGATACTTTAGCAGAATATGATTTATCAACTCCTGAAAACTACTCTGCGGCAATTGCTGAAATGGGTATTACTAGTTCAAAAGATGTTCAAAAATTGAATGTAGCTTTAATGAATGGTGTGATAAATACATTAGGAACTAACACAACTGTTGCTGGTTATAAGAAAAAACTGACTAAAAACTCACATGACCATTCTAAGGCAGTATTGGAATATTTAATACGTGATAATGATAACAAAAAGGCTCTTTTAGAAAACATATCAACCCAATTTCCATTAAAAGACCTTATGGAAGGTAAAGAGTGGGCTATTTTAGGTGAAAAAGGTGGTGGTATTAACTTAGATAAAGACACTATTACTAAATGTTTAGGAGCTGAAAAATTTGAAGATGTTGTTGAAAAATTAATAATTGTTGATTATAAGGGTGAACCTACATTAGCTTACGCTACCGATAACGGCGAACGTACAATACCTATTGGTGAAATAAATTGTAGACCTGATGGTATTATGTATGGTGGTAGTTGGAAATTAGAGTTAAGTATTCACGACGGATTTGCTGATTGTTGTAAAGAACATGATAAATAATGGTTTTTACCCTTCCTTTTGATTTTTTATATTTATAGGTAATAAAAAGAAACAAGAGGAAGAATGAAGACACAGTTACTTTGTACATTTACAACAAAAGAGGAGCTACAAAACACTCTACAACAAATTAGAGAGACTTATCATATAGTCTACAATTATATATACATACTACAAAACAAGTCCAATTTAGAGGAATTATTTGTAACATATAATATAGATACCGCTTTCCAACCTGAAACTCCGTTGGAAAATACAATCCTAATACATAGAAAGAAAGAATCTAATTCACTTTACACTATAAATGCTCTTAACGAATTAGTTAAAGAGGAAAATGGTGGAGTGTTAGATACATCTTTTGTCATCAATTGGCAGAAGTTTAAAAATTCAATCATATTAACAAACGCCGAAGGAACTAAGAAAATTCAGACAAGAGTTTTTGAGGTAATTGATTTCGGTGAAGGAAATAAAGAAGTTACGGAAGGACAATCTAAATAATTTTTATTATGTTATTAAAAAAAGGAGATAATAACGAAAACGTAAAGTTAATGCAACAAAAGCTGGGTATTGAGCCGGCTGTAACTAACTTTGGGCCTAAAACTGAAGCAGCTGTAAAAGAATGGCAGGCAAAGAATGGTTTAACTGCAGATGGTATCGTAGGACCATCAACTTGGGCAAAAATTATGGGTGAAACAACAACATCCGTACCAACCCCAGTAGCAGCTGCACCAATAGCACCAGTAGGTGGATTGAAATTAGATAAATTAAAAGGACATATTCCTGATGCAGTAATCGCAATGATTCCTGATACGGCAGCTAAGTTTCAAATCAATACTCCATTAAGATTGGCACACTTCTTAGCACAATGCGGACATGAGAGTGGCGGTTTTAGAGCAACACAAGAAAACTTAAACTATTCAGCAAAAGGTTTGAATGGTATCTTTAAGAAATACTTCCCAACTGAAGCAGCTGCAACTCCATATGCTAGACAACCACAAAAAATTGCATCTAAAGTATATGCAAATAGAATGGGTAACGGAACTGAAGCAAGTGGTGACGGTTATAAATTTAGAGGTAGAGGATATATTCAATTAACAGGTAAAGATAACTACACTGCATTTGGTAAATCAATTGGTGAAGATATGACAGCAAACCCTGATAAGGTAGCATCATCTTACGCATTATTATCAGCAGCTTGGTTCTTCTCTAAAAATGGATTACACAAAATGGCTGATGGTGGTGCTACTGATGCAGTTGTAACATCTATTACTAAAAGAGTAAATGGTGGAACTATTGGATTGGCAGACAGAATTAAACACTTTAAAGAATATTATCATTTATTAGCGTAATATTTGGTAAATTAATAAAAAAGTTGTATATTTATAGTATAAAGTAAAAAGAATGGTAAACATTAGATTAAAAGAGTTAGTAGAAGCTAACGTAGACCCTAAATTGGTAGCAAGAAGTAAAGAAACTGGAAAGTTGGTTTATTTCAAAAATGCACAAAACAAAGATGCGGCTATGAAAGCTGGTACTCACTTAGACCCTACAGATAAAAAAGGCGATGAACCTAAAGCAGATATAAAACCAAATGATATGTTTGGTGGAGATTATGCAAAAGATAGAGGTGGTGATGCTCCTAAAGATAATGATACAGCAGATTTTAATGAACCAAAAGCACGAAAGCAAATTATCAAAGATAGAAATAAATTAGTTCAGATGAATGTTGGCAAAGATGATAAATCTTTAGATTTTGCTATTAAGTTAATTGATATGTTATTGGATGGAGAATTACAAGCTCCCAAATCAGAACCAACTCTAAACATTAATTCTAAAAATTGGAAAAAAACTGATGGCGATGGTAGAATGAGTTCGGAATCCGCAGATGATGTAAGAAATTATTTAAATGATGTATTGGGTGTGGATGGTATGGCTGAAGTAGATTTTGGTAGTGGTAATATTCAGTATGGTTTAGCAGATGGTGAAAATAGTATATTTGTTGGCAATGATGGTGGTACATATAATGTATCATTTGAAGGACCTTCTATGGATTTAGATAAAATTGAACAATCATATAAATCATTCAAAAATCCAAAAGATGCATTATTATATGCTGGTAAATTAGCAAAAGCAAATAGGAAAGGATTAGAACAAAAGCAAGAATCAACGAAACTAACATCAATGATTAAAAAATAACTAAAAGGGAGAAACTAAAAATTCTCCCTTTTTATTTGGTAATATCAGGAATATTTCGTATCTTTGAGTAAATCTCAAACCCATATAAATGCGTAATTTGGTTATAAAATATACTTCAAAAAAGATTTGGAAAGTCCAATAAATTGTTGTATATTTGTAATCTCTTTATATTTATATACCTAGAGGGTGAAGGAAACTCACCTAAATAAAACCTTAAAACATAAACTCTTAAAACGTAAAACAATGGCTATTAATTTAGACGCAATCAGAGGTAGACTGAACAAACTACAAAGCACAACTTCAAAGAAAGTAGAACTTTGGAAACCAGCTCCGGGCAAACACACTATTCGTTTAGTC